CCGGTACTTTCACTACCGTTACTTCTGCTGACAAGGCTTCCCTACAGCTATCACACGTTGATACCGTAATGCAAGCTATCTACGAAAACGGTGGTAAGGCTACCAAGCTAATGCTATCTCCTGCTAACCGCCGTGTATTCAGCGCTAAGGCTCAATCCGCTGGTTCTAGCACCTCTAACGCTGGTGACGGTAACGTTCGCCGCAATATCGATGCAGACGGTAAACTACGTCAATCCGTAGAAATCTACATGTCTGACTTCGGTGACATCATGGTTGTTCCTAACTACGTTATGGGCATCAGCAATACTGGCGTATCCGGTCTAGACGACACCGCCAACTTCTCCGCTTTCGTATACGATCCTCAGTGGTTCGCTTACGCTAGCCTACGTCCTACTCAAGAAGTAGACCTCGGTCAACTAGGTGATTCTATCATCGGTCAGATCGTTGAAGAAGGTACCCTAGAGTGCCGTAACCCCAAAGGTTGTGGTCTAATCTTCGGTCTCTCTGGCGCTTAATTAATCGTCTATAAAAGGGATGGGATAATATCCTGTCCCTTTTTATTTGAAAGGTAAATATGCAAAGTTTAAAAATTACTAATACATCAGGCGTATCTACTATTGTGCCACTAGACAACGTTCTTTCTGTAACTGTTTCTGCTGCTAATCTAATTACTAGTGTTAGCTATGTTAATACTTTAGGCGCTGCTACCACTGTATCTGTAGCTGCTTATGACGGTACTAACGATAAGTATGAGTATGGTCACCTAACTGAAGGTTATATTTTCTGCGCACACGTAGCTAACTACGTAACCCGATAATATCTAAAGGACACAAATGGGATTCCGATCACAATCAGATAATGCTAATAGTTTCTTTGTTAAAACAGATGACAATAACTATCAGCTAGAACAAGACATTCAAGCATATAAAGACTATGCTGCACTACAGCGACAACAGGACAGCCTATCTCATAATGGCAGACAATACAGATCTTTTGCTATTATCCCGGATATTGTTGCTATTGATATTTTAAATAAGTATGGTATGGATGTACACTCATCAGACTTCATGAGTGATCCTGCTCAACTACGAAAATTAAAACAAATTATTGATTCAGATTATCCGTTACTAAAAACTAGTAACATCAGAGCCTTATAAGGAGAATAATATATGGCAACACCTTTGTATGACGCTCTCGTAGCGAAAGTAAGAGACTGGAGTAATAAGCCCGAAGTAAATACTATCCCGACTAGCGTCATTCAGGATTGCCTAAAGTATTCTGCTGATGAGTGCTATAGACTTCTAAGAATCCCTCCACTAGAAGAAACAACTATTTATACTGTAGGTTCCACAGATAATATTGGTGTACAGAATGATACACTAAGCTATACTTCTTTTGCTATTCCTGAAGATTTAACCCAGTTTATCTACCTAAGAACACTGGCGTCCACGACCAACGAGTCCACTGTGTTTGATGAAATCACAGATAAAAGAACATTCTTCAATCAGTATGCCGAAACATATAGTGCTAACTACTGGATGTGGCAAGATGGTAAACTATTTATCAAACCACAGTTACCTGTAGGTACACAAATTGAAATTCACTACTACAAAAGACTTCCAGCATTAAACGCTCTATACAGTGTAGTGCCAATTAACTATATTATTGGTTTATCAGATGCTGAACAACCATATTTAACATTAGTAGTATCAGGTGGAACTAACCTTTACTTTAGTACAGCTAACTCTGTTACAAGATGCTTCAGTACATACGCAGAAGCTGCTGCCTACAACGCTACAGTAACAACTAAAATGTATGAAGGTAATGAGGTATCTAATTGGTTAAGGGATCAAAATGAGAGGCTACTAATTTGGGGTGGTCTATATAATTTAGGTGCATACCTAATTGACGATGTAATGGAAAAGAGATATCAGGTTAAATTCCTTGATAATATCGAATCTCTAAACAAAGAAGAAAAATGGAGACGTAGCTTAGGTGGTAACGTACAAATTAACGTTAACACTGGTGGCTTAATCTAAGGAGTTATTATGGGATATGAACAACAACCGGGTACCACTGGTAATATTTCTGCTGGTGGTCAGTATGATAACTTAGACTCAGTTGATTCCTTAAGTTATAGTAACTTAGCGGCTGAACATGCTGGTGAGGCTTCTCAGAGCGCTACAGCTGCTGCATCTTCAGCAACTGCCGCCGCATCTAGCGCGGCTTCTGCTGCTACCTCTGCTACATCCGCTGCAAACTCTGCAGCTAGTGTATCTGCTGACGTAGCTACTGCCACTCAAAAAGCTTTAGAAGCAAGTGAGTCTGCTGCTGACGCATTAGCTAGTGAAACTGCTGCTGCAAACTCTGCTACTGCTGCTTTAACCTCAGAAACTAATGCTGATACCTCTGAAGCTAACGCTCTTTCATCTGCCAATAGTGCATCTGCTTCAGCAACTACCGCAACTACTAAAGCTTCTGAGGCTGCTTCTTCATCTACCGCTGCAGCAGCATCAGCTACAAGTGCAAGTAACAGCGCATCTAGTGCCACATCAAGTGCAACAACAGCGACTACTCAAGCAACTATCGCAACTACAAAAGCAGCTGAAGCAGCAACATCCGCTAGTGACGCTGCAGCATCTACTTCTGATGCACAAGGTTATAGAGACGAAGCTGCAACGTCTGCTACTGCTGCATCTAATAGCGCAGTAGCTTCTGCTAATAGCGCCTCATCTGCGGCTACTCAAGCTGCTGCTGCTAATACCTCTGCAACATCTGCTGCTGCAAGTGCAGCTACTGCTGTTACAAAAGCAAACGAAGCTTCTACATCAGCCGCGTCTGCATCAACAAGTGCATCCACAGCCACCACAAAGGCGTCTGAGGCATCCGCATCAGCAAGTAATGCAGCAACCTCTGCAAGTGCAGCTGCTACTTCAGAAACCAATGCAGCTACTTCAGAAGCTAATGCTGCTGCCTCCGAATTAAACTCTGCTACGAGTGCTTCATCCGCTTTAACCAGCGCATCTACTGCGACTACTCAAGCATCCTCTGCAGCAACATCTGCTGGTCAAGCTTCTATCTCAGCCAGTGATGCTAGTGTAAGCGCCACCTCAGCACTTAACTCGGCAACCTCTGCTACTACATCTGCAAGTTCTGCAAGTTCAAGTGCTTCAGCTGCTGCTACTTCGGCCACTGCTGCTGCAAATAGTGCTGCAGAAGCGGCTACTATTATGCAAACAGCTGTTCAAACACTAACATCTAATGATGGTAGCGTTGCTATTACTGCCGATGGTAGCTCAAGAGATTTATCAGTACTGAGTACGCTTATAGTAAATACTATTGTAAGAAACCAAACAGGTGCTACTCTTACTAAAGGCACTGTAGTTTATCTATCAGGTGCTGGTGGTAATAAACCTTTAGTACAAAAAGCGCAGGCTAATGCTGAGTCAACTTCCTCAGGTACTTATGCTATCCTATCTCAGGATATCGCTACTAACAATAACGGTAAGGCCACCTTAGTAGGTGAATTATCTGGATTAGATACTAGTGCTTTTACTGAGGGAACACCTTTATGGTTATCACCTACTGTAGCTGGTGGCTATACAACTACTAAACCTGTAGCACCTAACCACATGGTTTATGTGGGTACTGTATCTAGATCACATTCTAGTCAAGGCTCTATTGAAGTAAAGATTCAAAACGGATATGAACTTGAAGAACTACATAACGTACTAATTACTGCTGTAGCTAATAATGATATGCTCATTTATGATAGCGCAGTAGGCGTTTGGAAAAATATACCTAAACAGACATTACTTACTAACACAACACTGTACGGTCAAACCGTAACCGATGATGGTTTAGAAGTAAAAGGTAATGCTGTCGTAAGAGGTAATTTAACTGTAGAGGGTACAACCGTAACTGTTAATACCGAAAACCTTGCTGTTGAAGATAATATGATTTATCTAAACGAAGGTAGTCAAGTTGCTAACCCTGATATTGGTATTACTGGTAACTATAATGACGGTACTTATCGTCATGCAGGTATTTTTAGGGATGCTACAGATGGTAAATGGAAAATATTTAAGAATTATCTACCTGAACCAGGTGTATATATTGACACCTCTGATCCATCTTTTGCCCTAGCTGATTTTCAAGCTGAAACTTTTTATGGTACTCTAGTAGGTAATGCATCTTCAGCTACGACTGCTGCAAGTGCTGATACCTCAACTAAGCTAACTAATGCAAGAACTATTTCTGCAAGTGGCGATATTGGTTACACTACAGTCCCTTTTGATGGTACAGCTAATGTTACCGGTGAAGCAACACTTACTTCTAATGCTATTAGTAGTAAAACATCTATTACCTCAGTAGATGGTTTAAATGATTATATCTTAGTATTAGACGCTACGGATAATACTTTAAAGAAAGCTACTGTATCAAACGCAGCTTTAGTAGGCCCAACAGGACCAACTGGCCTACAAGGTGCTGATGGCGCTACTGGACCAATAGGCCCTACAGGGCCAACTGGACCTGCTGGTGCTAATGGTAGCCCTGGTCCAACTGGTCCGACAGGAGCTACCGGAGCTACAGGTTCTGCCGCAACCGTTACTGTAGGTACTACAACTACCGGCGCTGCTGGTACTAGTGCATCTGTAAGTAACTCAGGCACATCTTCTGCCGCTGTATTTAATTTTACAATCCCTAAAGGTGATACGGGAGCTGCAGGCCCAACTGGAGCTACTGGCCCAACTGGTCCTCAAGGTATTCAAGGTGCTACTGGTCCGACAGGAGCTACTGGCCCACAAGGTGTTGCTGGACCGACTGGTCCAACAGGGCCAACAGGGAGTCCTGGACCTACTGGGCCTACTGGGCCTACTGGACCTACTGGACCAACAGCGAGTATTAATTACAACAACGATTCCAACAGCACATATCAAATGCTGTGGGGGTCTGGTCCAACTGGTGTGTACGGTACTGGCGGCATCTACTGTAACCCTTACACGGATTACTTGTACTCAGGGTCGTTCTATTGCGGAAATTGGTTCCGTAGCAGTGGAAACACAGGTTGGTTCAACGAATCCTATAACGGCGGTGTCTATATGATCGACACCACGTGGGTTCGTACGTACAACAGCAGGTCCATCTACACAGACGGTCAAATCGCTGCGGCAGGTAACGTAACAGCCTACTACTCAGACATGCGTCTAAAGACAAAAGTTGGAGATATTGTAGGTGCATTAGATAAAGTTAAGCAGTTAACCGGATTCTACTATGTAAACAATGATCTAGCTAAGTCTGTTGGTTATACTACCGACAAAGTACAGTTAGCATTGTCTGCTCAGGATGTTCAAGCAATTGCTCCTGAAGTAGTTTCATTAGCTCCGTTCGACATGCATACAGATGAGTTCACAGGCGAGATTACGTCAAAGTCCGGTGAAAATTACTTGACTGTAGATTATGCAAGATTAGTTCCTATTCTTGTAGAAGCAATTAAAGAGCTAGAGGCTCGTGTAAAAGATTTAGAAAGTAAATAAATGCGACAAGAATGGCAACTATGGACAAGTGCCTTAACTAAGGAACAGTGTGAGTCTATTAAAAAGGCTTGTGAAACTTTTCCTGCTAAAGATGGTGGAATCTTTGCTAGTAATTCAGCAGACTCCACTATCCGAAGGTCTAAAATAAGGTGGGTATATGATCAATCAATTAGAGATATGCTTTTAAATTATGCTAAAGAAGCTAATCGTAACGCATTCTCTATTGATATCGATCAACCATTTGAAATACAATACACTGAATATCACTCAGAACAAAACGGTTTCTATGATTGGCATCACGATATTGATTGGTCTAATGACCGACCGTACGATCGTAAGCTAACTGTAGTGATTCAGCTAGATGATCCTTCAGAATATGAAGGTGGTGAATTTAATTTTAAAACTGTATCTAACCCTGATTTTAAACCACAAGGTTCTGTTCTAGTTTTCCCGTCATATCTCGAACATATGGTTACCCCTGTTACCTCAGGTACAAGACATTCTCTTGTTACCTGGGTTGAAGGGCCACGCTGGAAATAAGGAATAAAATGTCAACTACATTACAACAAACTACCGAAACGGGGGCATCTATGGCAACAAAAGCTGCAGCACCCGTAACCGTTTCTCTAGCCACAGTAGCTGGCTATCAAGTAGCAGATATTCTTTTATGGGCTACTTTAATTTATACAGTATTAATGATTGGTCATAAGATTTTTTCTATCTATAAAGATATTAGAAATAAATAAATAGTGTAAGGAGGTATCTATGACAGAACGTATGCGTAGTGTCTCCTTATCCCTTACTGCTTCTGCTCTAATTAGCATAGCTATACATGAAGGCTTCAGAGAAGAGGCTTATACTCCCGTCAAAGGTGATGTAGCTACTATTGGGTTTGGTACAACCGATAATGTAAAACTTGGTGATAAAATTACCGTAGAAAGAGCTTTAGTTAGGTTACTAAACGACACTAATAAGTTTGAGCAAGCAGTTAAAAAATGTGCTGATGTACCTATGTATAGCTACGAGTACAGTGCTTATGTATCATTAACATACAATATTGGAGAAAATGCTTTCTGTAAATCTACCTTAGTTAAAAAGCTAAAGCAGTATGATTATGAGGGCGCATGCAAAGAAATTTTAAAATGG